TGTACCACCGGCGGTCTTCCGAGACGTGGCTTGATGATGAAGCCAAGATGGGGTAGCGCCCACACTCTCGCCGCTTGCGGCTAGAGCCACGTTTTTCCCGTCAGGGATGGTTATTTTGCGCTGTGTCCACAGCGTAGCGCCCCTTCTCATCTAACCCCACAGACCTGGAACACCTGTGGTGGCAATCGAGAAGGACCCAAGGTGTGCCGGAGGCGCGCGTTTTGCGCGTCTGTAACACCGGTTTGCGGTATTTACCGTAGGACTAGAACTCCAAGTTCCCAATGGCCCCCGAGAATGAGTCAACTCGGTGGCTACATGTCGACTCCCCAAAAACAAGACAAAACGCGGTCGTCGTAACCGCAAAAAGAAACGACAAAACCGGCCCAAACTATGGGCCCCATTACTCAAAGCACTCGGCACCACCCTCGGCTCCTCCCTCGGAGGACCGGTCGGTGGTGCTCTAGGTGGTGCCGTTGGCAGTGAAGCTGGAGACTTCTTTGCCCGGCTCACGGGTGTTGGTGATTACAAGGTTCACCAAAATTCACTCACCGCAGGTGGAGGATTGACAAGCGTCCCCCGCTTCGGCCGATCCAAGATCCGAGTGAAACACACCGAATTCATCTCCGATATCAGAGGCACGATAGATTTTAATCTAGCGATAGCTTCTGCGATCAACCCTGGTAACACTAAACTCTTTCCGTGGCTCTCGCGTATTGCGAACCATTACGAGAAGTGGAAACCGCATGGACTCGTCTTTATCTACCGTAGCACTAGCGGCTCGGCAACCGGTTCAGACACGTCCTTAGGGAGTGTCGTCATGGCCACGAACTATGACGTGCACGATGACACATTCGGCAACAAACGCGAAATGGAAGCGTACGAATTCTGTTCATCCGGTGGCCCGGACCACGACGCCATGCACCCAATCGAGTGCAAGTCTTCGACTCTGCCACTGAAACAGTACTTCGTCTCGCCCCACGCGGAGAACGAAACCGATGAGATGTTCTACACTCCTGGCAAGTTCCAACTTGCCACCGTTGGCAACCAACTTGACGACACCACACTAGGTGAACTCTGGGTTGCTTACGACATGGAACTCTCAACCCCGAAACTCTCAAGCGCAGTTGGGGGTATTTTGTGGCACGCCTCCGGCGAAGTCATGAATAACCAGTACATCATGCGCAACCCTGAGACCTTCGCCGGATCTTCACACGAGATCCACGTTGGTTACGCGGGTGGCTACGGGACGGAATCGATCTACATAGCCAAGACCGGCTATTACCTTGTCACGCTCGACTACAAGGGAGACTCGCCTGCATCGCGGGCCACCAACTTCACCCCACACTCCGGATGCACCGATATAACCAATACATGTGGTTTCTGGTTCAACCAAACTCCCTTGCCCTTAGTCCAGTACCCGGACGTTGGTGACCTCGTCGACCGAGTCATCATACATGTCACGTCCGACAACGCGCGCCTGTTGTGTGGCCAGATCGCCACCAGCTCGCCCGCCGATGGTTCATGGGCGTTTATCACCGTTCAACAACTGCCCAGCCAGATGATTGAAGAAACGCTTGGGGCCAGATCCCAACTCCACCTCCAGCCCCCTTTACCGACGCCGGTCCTTCACAGGACCGAGTCGAAATCAACGGGACGGAGAACGCCGCGATGAACCGAGCCTCTCCAGCTTGGTCCGTCCTAACCCACCTCGGTAGCCCGCACAGCGGCACCGAGTGTGATGAGCCACTCACACCTCCTGTGATGTTGGCAGAGCCGCCACGACGCGGACAACCATCCGATGTCGAATTGCTTACTGACATCAAACTGTACAAATTTAACAATTCTGTCTGGACGCCTGACGACGTCTTACGGCGTTGCGAATCTGAAGTTGAATGCACCACCCCTAGGAGCACCGAGAGCCTAGGCCGCCACTCCCACCTTTTGGACCAGATCCACGAGGACGAGGATGGATGGGGCTGGCTAGCAGTCAACATACAATCGCGACGAGCGGAGCTCAATGCCGCGCCATCGAACGATGAAGTCACGATGGAATTGTTATAGGGAGATCCTCCACTGATTGCGAGGGAATTCTCAAAGAGTAAGGCGACATATTCGCTACGCCATTCAAACATGCCGATACCTTTATGAGAGGTACGTGATTGGAGATCCACCAGTCGCGGGTTAAATTCCTCGGTGTGCACCGCAGCCAGAATTGCAGACTTTTGCACGAGGCGGAGCGGTGCGCGGTGCGACGTATGCGGCATCCCTGTAGTGCTACGCATGGCTTACTTACTCCTTGCCCCTCCCGATACGACGTGGAGAATCACATGCATGCTGAGACTGATTTCCTGATGAGGTCGCAGCCCAAACCATTTTATGAAGATCGAACCATGAGCGAGCACGATATCAAGCTGACACCGTGCCCTTATGGCCACGCCTGCGTCATAGCAGGCCACTACCACCAGCGCCGCGCACCCATGAAGGGAGCGCAGCGGCGTATGTTCGAGGCAATGCAAAAAGCGAACACCAAGAAAGAAAAGAAACGACCAAAGACCCCACCGAAGTGGGAATTTTCCAAGTGCTATCTGTGCACACATGACATCCCCCACGAATGTGATACTAAGGGGAAGCACGCACATGATCAGGACCAACAAATCACATCCGACGAGACGATCACCCGACTTCAAAACAGCGGCGTTGATCGGGATACCATAGAACAGATCGAATGGTTGAGCAGCATCTCAAACCCCGATTACCGCACCAGAGATCAGGCCGACGTAGAAGACCTTTTCTCCGACATCAACGATGATAACAGCAATTGTACCCATCAGGATTTTGCGCTCAGTCACATGGCTAAGCGTCCTGTTGGAGGATTCGAAGATGAAGAGGAGAAGGTTTGCGAAGCCGCAGCCAAGATACTGGAGCAACCTAGAGAGAAGAAGCAGAAAGAGAGCAAAGGGCACTCTGAGCCAAAGAGCCAGACCCACCCCTTTGAAAGCAAAATCCGGACCGAGCCCAAGAGCTCGGAGATCCGTGATGGCAGCGATACTCTCGCGCCCGGCTCGCACAAGCCGCTCGCAGAGTATACTTTCTGGAGCATCGCCCTATCTCTCCCGTTGGAATTGATTTCCACTCAAGAGTCAAAAACCAGGGACACATCCCTTGAGTCCAAGACAACAGTACCGGACTCTAAAACGCGCATCCCAGCGCAGCATCTGGTTGATGCTAAAGGATCAGGAAGCCCTGCGTCACCAAGCGCAGGCCTGCACACCGCCATGGTCTTGGCGAACCGACACGTGAAGGCGTCGGTCGTGCACGCACGAAACAAAACTTCACCCGGCCCGGAACCAACCGATCCTGGTGATGCGAAACAAGAAGATGATGAAAAAATCGTCACTGATCTTCGCTCAGTGAACATCTTTTACAGGATTGACGTCCCTCGCCCGCGTACTCTTGGCAGCACCATGAGGAGGCTAGGCCACGCCTTAGCCTCGATGATTCTACCTGTCACCCAGGACTATATCATAAACACGGGCCCAGACCTGCACTCGCCCATCATCGAAATCGAGGATGCCACTCGTCAGACCACGCGATTCGCCGGCTATACCATCTCTAACACCAGGAGACGTGAAGTCGTGAACCTCGCCAATGTCTTCTACAGTTCATGTCGCATCGGCATCGTGGACATGAAGGCGGTCCGAGAAGTCCTCAGAAACGAAGAGATCATCGATCTCGATTATCTGGACAAGGCGCTCCGCGTCAAAGCCAGAGTCATGGATAGAGCAACACGCGAAATTCGCCCCCGCCTAGCACATCTCAATGCTACCGTCCGCGGGAACACCCTCTCCATGATCAAAAACCAACTCTTGTTCCGTGCGGCTCACAGCCGCGCCAGCGACCCCAATGCCAACCTGTCGCTGGATTTTCGGAGCACGGAGCGAGTCAGCACCACGCCACTGCTCGTTCCGTCTATCGCGTAGGCGTCGAAGTCACTTGCGAGGTGACCACACATTTCCTCTACAACAGGAAGTTCAGCATCATTTCCGGCGGCCAGTACTTCAAGAATGGAGTCTTGGATTTCGGTGAAAAGGATGGTGAAGGCACCGTTGATAAGACCTACCGCACTGTCTTCGGATGGAGCGTAGCGCACGACGGAATCATATACGCCTACAACACCAAGAACACCCAAGAAGCAACCCGGCGACTCACCTTATCAAGATTCCCGGAAGTACCTGGCCTGCACGATGGTTTGCTGAACGCCCAACGCGCATTTATACGTAATAATCACAATTTCTTACTATACTTACACTCACTTTACTCTTACAAATTCGACGATTTCGCCACCATGGCCGGCGAGATCGAACTGCACATCAACGACCCACATCAAAAACGACGTTTGCGTCTCGAAGCCTGGAAGGAACTCGAGGAGGGAATGTTTCCCGACCTCACCTGGTTACGAAAAGGGCTCGTTTGGTATAAAATGAAGAAGGACGAAATTGCCAAACCTGGCAAGGTCGCCCGCATGATCGGAGACCTTGGCGTCCACTGCTCCTTAGCAGGCGCCTACTTCATATCACGATTCAAAGAGGGCATGGCCAAGGAGCCGGTCAAGATCAACGGTGGCGAGATGCACTTCTGTGCCAAGCCCAAGTACTCCTCGTTGAAGGAGACGTTTGACAACCTCATCAATTTACCAACCAACCTCCGCTTCTACTTTGTCTACTTCTCAGATGACTCCTGCATCGCCATCCGCACCCGAGACGGCAAGGTTCTGAGATACAACCTAGACATTAGCAAATGTGATGCCTCGCACACCGGGGCTCTCTTCAAGTCATTGTACACCATCTTACCTGCACACACCCACAAAAACCTCACACGACTGATCAAGCAGTGCGAGGCCCCCATCGAGATACGGGCGTGCTCCAACGCCCGGAAGCGGGTTAGACTGCGACCTAACGAGGCCACCCTTTATTCAGGGAGCACCTTGACCACGGTCGCCAACAACCTCGCTAACCTCTACCTCGGTCTGTCCATCAGCCAGAGCGACATCCGAGGACCAAAAGATGTGATAAGAGCCGCCGCACGCGCCGGTTACGTCATCACACTCGATGAGTGCGAGACACCCGAAGAAATACAATTCCTGAAACATTCTCCTGTCCAAGATACGCTGGGTGAGTGGCAACCGCTGCTCAACCCAGGAGTCATGTTCCGCGCAAGTGGCACCTGCCGTGGTGATCTCCCCGGCCGGGGTCCCCTGCGACCGAGAGCAGAGCAATTCCAAAAAGCCCTGCTACGTGGCATGTACCCGAGGCAATCGTTCCCAATCCTTGAGACGATGAAATCTAGCGTCAACCACGCCAAGACTATCGAGTACAAACAAATCCAAGACAAATTTCGATACCGTGTCACCCACGACACCAAACAGGAGGAATGCATCGTTGCAACTGATGAAGCAGTATTCCGTCGTTACCGAATCACCCCACACCAGCTCGTAGAACTCCAGGAGTTAGTCCGAGAGAACACGTTTGAAACACAAATCGCGTGTCCAGCTCTCGATGCCATTCTCCATAAAGACTACGGGTTACATTGTAAATACACACTTCCTAACCCCAACCTTAATCACAATTCTTAATACTCATCGCTAACCTCTTCATATTCAACCCCC